TAGACTGTGATCCCTCTTTATTCTGTAAATTCCTTGACTCTGTTTTTTAGTACCATTGTATTAGTTTTGTGTCTCTACAATTTATTATAACTTTTTTTAGAATAATGCTTGACAATATTACTGACTTCGCGGTAATATACAGATATAGAGAAAGACGACCACCTCCAACTGCAAATTAGTGTGATCGCCTTTCCGTCAACCCTTATCAGGTCTAAGCCATGATATCATCTAATTCTGCTTCTGTCAAAATCCCCATTATGTCCGGCAATTTTACTATGGTTGCCAAAGATCAAAAACATCGCGTATCCCTTGAAGTGTGGGGAAAAGGTCAGGTAACAACCCTCCGAGTCACTTGCCAGCAGACTGGTAAAGAATGGTGGTTTGATGCACTCAACGGTAAATTGTGGCGCGGATTCGATCCTGATAAAAAAATCCCCAACTGCGAATTACCCGCAATCGAATTTATTACACCTGCGCGTCCTGCTCCTTCTCAATTACCTATTTCTTCTCGTAAATACGAAGATTGGGTAATGGTGGGCGGATGCCCATATCTGGTTCCTTCAAACGAACCCGACGACGATTTTATCTATGACGATGACGAACCGTCGGATTTAAGTCGGTACAGTGAGCCAGCAACCGACCCGATGACATGGCAAGAGTTTTAAAGTTATCAGTTATCAGTTGTCAGTTATCAGTTAGGCCGCTTTTCTAAAAGGAGAAAAATGAACACTCGAATTGTCACAATTACGAAGGTTTCCAAAAATAGTATCACCCATAATGAAGGCTTGTCTGCTAGTCCGAAATGGTTCCCCGGCGCAAAGGTAGGACAGCAGTGGCGTCTTACAACAGATGATGATGGCATGTATCCGCTAGGTGAAATCAAAGAAGCCGTGCTAATCAAGGAAGCGGACTAACAAAGCGTGGAGCGGACGGGTGAAACTTTTCCCGTTATATCGGTTTTATCTGTCCGCCGCTCACGCAAGCCGTTATCAGTACAAACGTTTAGAAATAATTCTCCCAAATACTTGACTTTATTGGGAGAATATCGTAAGATGAGTCTAGACAAGTAAAACAAGGAGATTAAGGAGATTAAGGAGATTAAGGTAATGATTATTAACGCAACCCCCCATGTAATAACAATAGTTTCCAAAAAAGGAGTCGAGCAAGACTCCAAAAGACAGTTTCTTGCTGAAACCGTCGAAGTTGTCAAAGAAATCCCCCCGTCAGGGGTTCTTCCCCGTGTTTCCATGAGCAATTCCCCCGCAGGGGAAATTAACGGGATTCCTATTGAATCCGTCATTTATGGGGAGATCGAGGGACTCCCTGAGTATCAGAAGGATGTTTACTACATCGTCTCTGGATTAGTGGCTGCCGCGGCCGCTAAAGTAGGTCGTGTGGACTGCCTTGCTCCTGGCGCATTAGTCCGGGACAAAAATAACCCTGGGGTTATTTTAGGTTGTCTGTTTTTACAAAGACCTTAAATTGTCAGCATAGTTATCAGTTATCAGCTAACAACTTATTTAGGAGTAAAAAAATGAAGGGTATTCGCATTGAAGGTATCTCTTTAAACGTAGGTAAAATCACGCTTTTTGTTAAACAAAAGCACATAATGACAGTTTTGACTGCTTATGAAAATGTATTGCCTTGTTCAGCATTTGAAAGCCTTGAACAATACTATGTAATGTTCTATCCTGATTTAAATCTGCCTCCGATTATTACGACATCTGAGTTGTCACCAGACATAAAGGAATGGATTTATACTGTTCTTAATACCTACTAATAGATAGTGGTCATCAGTTATCAGCTAACAACTTATTTAGGAGTAAAAAAAATGAACAAACTAGAAAATCTTAGTAATTTTCATGGCACGGAAAATTACTATACTAATCCCCTTTACCCGTTTGAGTACACCGACGGTATTAAATACTTAGTAGAAAATGGGGGAGGCTATTGGATACTTGATGCAATTGCGTCATGGCAAAAAGAACTTGATTCAAGCCAGATTCAGTTCTGGATGCTAATAGTTAACTCCGATAAATCCGCAGTCCTTACCTGCGAACAAGACAATGAATCTGCCATAAGTCAGCAGATCCCATTTACCGATTTTCCTCTTTCAGAGGTCACGCTTTGGTTGTGTGACGGTGTTTTATTGCTATCCTCTGAGTATTAGTTTCAGTTATCAGTTATCAGTTATCAGTAAAAATAACTTAGGAGTAAAACAATGACAATGATAGACATAGGACAATTCCCTAAAATTAACTCTGCACCGCAAGAGTTCGAGATAACCTGGTACAAAACAAAGTTAATTTATCCTTTTGAATACTCAGAAGGAATCCATTATTTTATCCAAAAAAAACAGGGATGGATAGTTGATGAAATCGCTAAATGGGTAAAAGAAACTCATTTTAAGGAAGACTTTCCCTCAGTTATTGACTGGAAGTTAAAAGTAACCTATCAAAGCTTTAGAGATCGTATTCCGTGGGAGAATCCAAATCATTCATCTATATTAACGTGCAAAAATCGCCAAAATGCCACGTTTAAATTTGCATACATGACAGTATTTCCAAATACTAATATTGAGTTATATTACGACAGTGATCGTATAGATGAAGTTGACTTTTGTTTATTTGATATAGCCGACCCTTCTAAAACGGAATTAATGCTTGAAGAAGAATGGGTGTATTTACTTGGCGCCGCATCTTTCTTATTTGGTAGGTAATCAAATGAGGAGTAAAACAATGGAAGAATACATAGAAGAAATCGAAGAAACAATCGAAGAAGAAATTGAAGAAGATGAAGAAACAATCGAAGAAGAAATTGAAGAATGTATGTCTCCAAGCCATCGTCATTTTTGGCTTTGCTGGTATCAATTATCTCTTCTAGAGAAAAAGGTCTGTTTTTATTTTCTTTGTGGGTTTGATAACAAAGAAATTGCTAAAAAACTTTTACTAAAAACTGAAATAGTAAATGATTATACAACGGCAATTTTAAAAAAATTTAATATTTCGACTCAACCTAAGTTTATGTTCTTTTTCTATCAGCATACGGGATGGGATATAGCCAAAGATATGATTGACGATGACGAAGAAGAACAATGCGCTTTATGGGGTGTTCAAAAATGTCTAATTCCGCCTGGAATATGGAAAAATATGTAGTTTAACGAAAATCTATGACTAATACTATTGAGAATAAATATATGCCAGATTTTATCTCTCCACCAGGAGAAACCCTTGCCGAAATCCTAAAAGAAAGAAAAATAACTAGGGCTGAATTTGCTAATCGAATGGGGTTACATAAAAAAACTATCAATCAACTAATAAAAGGTAAAGCAGGAATTACTATTCGTATTGCTTACAAAATGGGACTAGCTTTAGGCGTACCTACTGCTCATTTTTGGATAGAGCGCGAAAGACTTTACCGAGAATCTCTAGCAAATCAAATCGATTAGGAAATTTTTACAATTATTAACGAGGATTTATGAGCCTGTACCTAATTAAAGATTCAGTCACATCGTTTAGTCTTCTTATCGCAACAAAAGAATCAGAATCAGAATTAAAAGCAGAAACAGAAGCTATTTGGTATTGGAACAAATATTTTGGGAGTAAAAACAAGAATCCAATCGAAATAGAACGTGTCAATACTCCTGGTATAGTTTGGCATTGTGGACGGACTACTAGCGACTAAAACCGACCCTAAACCGATTGAGGGGAACAGTATCAATAATCGTGCTAATAACTTCCTCATGTCCCTGAAATTCATTTTCAAGAGAATAAAAAGCCCCCGATAGACTATCCACGATGTCATTAGTCGGGGGTGTTTTTTTGCTACCATCAAAGCCCTGACAAGCATTTAGGAACCTAGTATTCCATGTCCCATCTCTTAAAATAAAGATTTGTCCTCGACTAGCTGCTGTTGCCACGGGTAAAGCCCTAGTAAGTTTATCCCCTTGAGGTGCTATCGCCTTAATATCATGGTTCGGGTGATTTTCTCTGATAACATTAGTGATCGTATTCTCAACAAATTTACCACTCGATCCCCCTTCCTGCTCCCATCTTACAGCTACGGTTCTCCCGTCTAATTCAGCAGTATTTTTAAGCATTAATTCCACTTCCCCGACCTTTTTCTGTTCACAGATATTGTCAGCAATTACATAAGCAAATTCCTTGATTTCAGTTAAATCTGGCAGTGTATTCTTAATTCTTTGGTATTTATAAACAAGAGTCCCACTGGTGTAACAATGGTAGTTTTCGGCATTTTCTTTAGCCGTTGCCGCTAAATCCCAGAATCTCACTTTACCTATTAACTTCCAATCATTGGGTACTTTATCGAAAATCTCAAACCAAGTCCGATCAAATACCGTACCAGCTTCATATTTAACTTTCCAGTTACCTCTGAGAAGTCTTTCACGTTCGATAGGATGTAAAGCGTAAAGGTTAGCCAAATAGGTAGGGTTAACCCTGATTAAAGCTGGATTATCAAAAATCGTAGCAGGAATAAAAGTAAAACTTTTAATCAGCTTATCTGGTGTAATATTAGTATCTATATTTGATAAAAACTTTTCTCTTTTATCTTTAGGAATAAGGTCAAAAAGTTCATCTTTAAGACTAAATTTATCAATTAATTCTTCTTTAGTATCAGCCCAGTGGACTGTGTTTTCTCGTCTAATAAAATATCGAACTATTCCCCCTCTTTCTTCAGTAGCGTACCCAGTTTTAGGATCAATCCACCAAGAGATAAAATTAGCTACCCATGAGTCAGCATCGGGGTTACAGGTTGCCCTAACGGCTGGTTTAATGCCTGATACCGAACGGTTTCTAGAAAGAAGGTAAAAAAACTGCTCTTCTGTAAAGTGAGTTAATTCGTCAAAACCTATCCTCGTAATTTGTCCGCCCTGGTAAACATAGACAGTTTTTTCGTATTGTAAATGCCTAAAAGATATTTTTGATCCGAGTGGAAATCGCCACCCTGGAGGCTTTTCAATAAAATTACCTTTCACTGCTTGATAAATTTTTTGGCTTTCATCTATTAGTCCACCTGCTTGAGTAAATTCAGGATACGTCCGACGAAATATGACAGCCCGATAGTCAGGATTACTAATAAATTCTTGACGGGCAAAATCAATTAATAACCCGGCGCTCTTGCCACTTCCTGCGCCTCCGCCATAGAAGATTACATCAGCATCAATTTCCCCAAATAAAGCTTGTTTTCCCTCTTGTAATTGAGGAAAAACAATTTCTTCTTTGGTATTAACAAGTCGATATTTTTCGGTCGCTGTTTTTATCTTAGATAGATTTTTTAATGATAATTTACTCGCTCTCATCATCATTATTTATCCTAGTGGGAACCATTACATCATCATCATCAAATTCGGCACTATTACGAATAATCGAGGTTAGTCCGTCATCGGGCCCCTCCGTATCAGAATGTCCTATAAGCTTTCCGTCAGGGTCAATGACAGCTAATCCGTGCTTTTGAACGATATTAATTGCATACTCAATCGTATCAAAACCTAAAACTTTTTCAAAGGTATCGGTTAACGTTTTAGCCATAGTCACCGCGTCTCTATGGCTCCAATTCCCGTTAGGTTCAATTGTTATAGCAATTGGTCGTCCCGATTCGTCCACAGAATCTATCCGACGGCGAGAAATCGGATAATTGGTCATCTGTTCAATTTTTTCAAGGTTTTTTAAAGTAATCTTTAGAGTTCTTTCTCTGACTTCTCGTAAAATACTATCAGTGTAAGCTTGTTGTTCTTGAATCTTCAAAAGCCAATAGGCTTTCGCTCGCTCTTCCCACCGATAGTTTTTATGGGCTAACTGCCAGTCGTCCGGAACAGTCTTAGCTCGTTTAAATTTAGTCTTCTCTATCTGTTCCCCAGAAGCTTCCCCGCAGTTACCGTAGGCTCGATTTAAAGTGCGATAGCCTGACGGAATAGGAAGGTAAAAAATCTGAAATCTTTCAAACCAGTCAGGGGTTTCTAGTTCTTGCTGTTCCCAGATAGGATACTTGGTAAACTCGATTACCTCTTCATGGATAGAATAAGTGCGTTTTCT